CCATACAGCGCGTAATTCTTGGGATTGATAAGCACACCTACAAAAATAGCATTGGTGCCGCCGCCCGCCGCCGCGACACCCTGTGAAACATACGTGTAGGCAGTAGCGCCAATGATATTCGGCACGCCGCTGCTTTCAAGCGTCCAAGGCCCCGCGCGAGTGCCAGGATCATCTAGGAAAAATTCACCTGGAACACCAAACGCGGTAAATTCGTTAACAACTGTCTGAGGCATTTTGAAACTTCCTTATCGTGTTCTGTTTAATTACGCTGCGGTAGACTTAAGAAAGCTAGTCACGCTGCTACCGCCCTTATCCTTTCCGTCCATACCAGTTCCTTCGGTGCGACGGCGCGGAACAGAACGCCCGTTAAGGTAAGCCTCGACTGCAACAAGTTCCTGACCGGCTGCATTAAGATTAAGCTTTTCGGCGCCATACTTGGCAACTTCCGCAAGCGTCATTTCCGCGTGGTCGAATGTGCCCACAAACGGAGACAACTTCTGCACAAGTGCGTCACGCTGGCGAATTTCCGACATGAAACCTTTAGGCGCGGCAGCGGCAGCACTCTTGAGCGATGCAATCTCATCAACAAGCGGCTTCACAGCCTTATCAATTGCAGCGTCCATAGTTGCAATCATCTTGGCGTCCATGCCAGTTTCGTCCATATCTTCATCCATACCTTCTTTCTTATCTTTAGCGTCAATAGGTGACTTAGGATCACCCTTCTTAACCGTGCCAATCTTAGCGGTCATAGCATCCATAGCTTCTTTAATCGGCTTAATCGCAGCGTCCATAGCATTCTGCATGTCGGACGGCGTAACCGAGTTGGCAAGCTTCTGATGCAAATCCGCAATCTGCGGACCAATTTTATCAAGATGACCTTTCATCTCAGCAACCGTCATGCTGTCATCAGGTGCAGTCTGCTTTTCAGCCATTGGTTTAAAATCCTTTGTGTCAAACGTTGCAATTAAAACGCCGTCGATATCAGCAGCATCTAGAACCGAAACGTCAGGCCCCATACGCCCATCTTCTACAAGAGCAAGATGGTTAAACCTTATGTTGCGCTGAATAACATCATAAGGTTGACCGTTGTATGTTGGTCTAGGATTTTGACTAGACGGAGACCAATCATACTGACAGCGGTATCCGCAAGATAATTCGTCTTTACCGCTATCAATCAAATTTCTAAGAAATAGAGACCATACCTTGATATTGCCGTATATCGTATCATCCTTAAAGAAAACGTCTTCACCGATAACACCTTGAACACCTTTCTTTTCTGGTGGCGTGTAACCGTTGATTGCAGGATCACCGAGCATAGTGTGATCATCAATCCAAGGCAGAAGTTTTAAACTCTGCAACGTCTCAGGTTTAGACAACTCCATTGCAGGACGATACACCTGATAAAGTGCATCAGGGTTAGGCGCTTTGATTGAACTACCACGATAGGGATATACACCGACACGGCTAAGCGGATTGGCTTTAATTTCATACCAACCATTTGCGTCAGGTATTCTAGCGCTAGCGCTCAAGTTTTAGCTCCTTTGGGCATACCCGCTTCTACCATAACCCTTTCTAGGTTCAAAGGGTTTCATCGGCTTCTGTGGTGTCGTCATCGCTGCTAAGTGTAACTATTGGAACGAAAGTGCATCTGCAATTAGGCTCTTCACCCGGCATAACGTTGTTACCGTCATCGTCACCAACTGGCGCACCTTCGTCTAGGTTAAATGACTTACCATCGTAATCTTCATGTAGCTGCCTAGGATGTTGCGAACCTCCGCTATGTATCCATTCACCTTGTTTGATACCTGCGTTTTTCATGCGCGACAAATTCAAGTTGTTGAATGTCTTGCGCGTTTGATCCATCGCAGTATTGCCAGCCCAATTTTTAACCTTTTCTCCTTGCTTTTCAAGATAAGGGTTCAAATCAGCTAGACCTTGGCCGGTTGTAATACTGTTATAAACGGCTTGTTGCACGTCGTTTAGATATTGCTCAGGAATTGATTTGATAAAACCGGCAGCGCGCGCGGCAGAAGCTTTCAATATCTCGCGTGTAACGCTATCCATCTTTGTTTGATCAAGTGTAAATTCAGCCGAGATTGTCTTCAAACTCATCTCAGTTGCAACGGCGCTATTGTTGTTTGTATCTTGCGCTAGCTGTTGAGATAAAATAGTAGATAAATTGCCGAATATTTGATCAAACTTCTTTTGAAACCCATTCATCAAGATACGAGTGTCACTGCCCACAGTGGCATCTAAGCCAACCGCGTCTTGATGGGCTTGCATTGCGTCAGTTGAAAAAAGCTTTTCAATACCTGCGTTTACTTCTGACACCATGCTAGCCACAGCTTTGTTGATCGGTGATACAAAACGCTCTTGCATCCCTGCGCTAATGCGTAGCGTGCGACCTTTGATCTTTCCGCCGCCTTTGGAGCGTGCTTTCCGAGCCTGCTTAACTTTGCTCGATAAGTCTAACATGCGTTTGAGACGTGCGGACGGCACCTATTAAGCCCCCGGCATTTGAGGCACAGATGGGGTTTTCGGCCTACCAGGGGTAAGCTTCTGAGCCGCCGAGGCAACCCCCGGATCACCGCCGCCCTGTGGCGTAGGTTGCCCCGGCTGACCGGCTGGCGCGGGTAGCGACCCACCGTGCTCAGGCGTCAGCGAGGCGCCTGGAACAATGGGGGCATTGGGCGTCAGATCGTTATAGCCACTCTGATCATCGTTCCTGACCCGATTGCGCACGTCCACACCATCGATCGCGCCCACCGCCGTCAATACCTCATCAGTTTGGGATTTAAGCAAGTTCAATGCCGCCAATTCTTCTTCGGTCATTGCATCGAGCTTATTCCACATATGATCAATTCCTTTGATGTTCGGGAATTGATATTGCAGTTCGCTTGCTATCAAACAAACATGATGCTTATCGACAACCGGGCTTAAATCGTTCTCTTGAATTGTTTCTAGAAATTCGTGGTAGCTGCTTTCTTCATATTCGCCTGTCGAATTGAAGCCTTTTGGTTGTGTGCCTAGAAGCTTGGTGCCGGGAACTTCCGCAATAGCCGCGACAAGCTGATACTGCGTCATAATCAAGCTATCCATGTCGGATAGCGTTGTATCAAACTGACTTATCTTTTCGTCTGTGCCTACAACCTTAATTCCATAGTTGTCGCGAAATTGCGACCACGTATCCATTTTTTCGGCAAACTTGTTTGGATTAGTTATCGCCGCTTCTAGTTCAACATTAAGCACAGTTGAACGCTTGCTGAGTGCGAGCAACGGTGCTTCATTGGCTGTGCGCTCTGCTGCATAAATTCGCTCAGCAATGCGCTGCGGAACGCTAACGCCACCATAATAATACGCAGGCTTCAATATATCTGCGACTTTGCCAGTGCGATAAATACACAAATGGCTCTTGTGTATCGACAAACCGTTGACGCGCCAGTAAGTAGGCTCGTAAAAACTTTGGCTAGACGGATCAACAACCGCTGCGTTGTTTAACTCTGGCACAATCCAATAAGGATCAATCTGGCTGATACCTTTGTATGTGCCGGGTTTTATCGCATCTGGATTAAACGGATTTTTGTAATATTCCTCTGGATTTGCACTATCAACGCAAAACATAGCAATACGAATGCCAAACATCCGACCAAAATGCACATACTCTTCAAGTTGTTTCTTGATTTGAAAATGCTTGTCACGTTTCTTGATGATTTTAATCATCTTCGTATCAGGTTTATCCTGATCCGCACCTATATCAATATCTAGCTCGTATCCTTTGCGGACTGCATCGGCGCCCGGCATTTTGCACGCTTTATCTACAAGCCAATGCTGAGCTAACACCGCACAAACTTGGTAGCCGACAAAAGCCTGTGTTGCAAACCACATAAGCGCTGCTGTCGGCAATCCGGCTTCAAAAGTGCTAAATGTAAGCTGTGGTTTTACACCAGTTAGAAAACTATCCTGCCCTGTTTCGGTGTCAGTCCAATCGGCAGTTGGCGGCTTAAATGAAAATAGCTCTTGTGTTAGACGGTCACGTCTATCTCTGTTGTAAACAATGTTTGTAGAAAACAAAGACAGAATGCTTTTGCCGTTTGGCTCAGGTTGAGCGATTGGCTTAGTTTTGGCAAATAGTCGCTTCAACCAATTGAACATAATGTGTCCTAACTAAACCAACCGACGGAACGCTTAGCGGGTGCAAATGCAATCATGATGCTATCGGCCATGTTTGGCGATCTAGTTCCGTCTGGTGCTTTATCAATCAAAATCTTACCAGCGGTATTGATCGTGTATGTTGGCTGCGATAATTCCATCATCAACTGTTTCAACTTATCCAAATCTGGTGACAAAGATATAATATCGTCTTTGTCATACTGAAAATCTACAACGCCATTCTTAATTGCTTCGATTGCTCGGAACGTGTTCTGAAATTTGAACCTAAGCGACCACCACGATTGCGCTTTGAAGTTGGCAAAAAAGTCTTTGTTCTTTCTACCCTTTACCATTTCCCGATCCGGCTTTGCAACTTCGCCCGAGCCTCGAAACGGATAAACTAACAACTCTTTTTCTTTGTTCTCTTTACGCCGTGCATTGATTTGGTTTGCGTCACCTTTTACGCCAGCGCCTAAACCATCAGCATCATAATCAAATTCTTCAATGCCTAATTCATCACAAATCATAAATGCTTTTTCGGTCGTCTTGAATATATCGCTTTCTTTACCTGACCAAGTTTTGATAAAATCAACAGATATACCATGCCGACCACAAAACGAATTTAAGTCAATACCTTCGTCAGCAACGTCTAACGCGCCGAATTTTTTACCTGTTATCTCAATACCAAGTTTTTTTGCCGCATCAACAGCACATTCAATCCACTTATACGGAATAACAATTCCTTCAACAGAAGCTTGATAATTGATATCAACTTCCTGAGCCAATGAAACCGGATCAAGTTCCGCTTCCATTTTGGCATACCAACTGATCAACTTATCGCCGTATAGCTCAGTTTTGTAAGCTAAATTACTTTCTGCTTTGCGCGGATCATCACGCCAATTAAAAGTAAATACCTTGAACTTTCCCGAATGCCGCTTTTGAGCAAATGGGTTAGCCATACCTTTGCTAGTCGAAATATCTTGCCTACAGTTGGTAGTCGCAGACAATGACGCATCAACTAAAGCCGGACGTTCTAGAAATGCACTCTCATCAACAAAGTATATTGATTGTCTGTCGCCACGTCCAATGCCGTCGCCACTTTCACCCGTTATGGTGCTTTCGCTTTCTGGAAATATGATGCGCATGTGTGGCGCATGTTTTGCTTTGTTCCAGCCGCCACGAAACTCAATTGGCAACATATCCATAAACATACGAGCTTTAAAAAACAGGCTTTTAGGATCACCGATTTTGTCAACGTATTCTTCTTTACGGCTACCAAAACCTACAGCAAAACCGTCATGAAAAAGGCACATTGTGCAAGCAAATGCCACGCTCAACCATGACATTCCCATGTCGCGGGTTTTCTCAGTAATGCCAGGACGTTGATTTTTCCAATTGTCATATACCCATCTCAACCATTCCTCTTGTTTATCAAACAACAGAAAAGGAATGCGAGTGTCTAGACCGCGTTCCGCATTGCGCGGATCAAACGTCATACCCCAATGAGTGATAAAATCCCATGGATTTTCCGCATAGTATTCTTTTAGATAACCAATTACATCCGGGTTTTCACGAATGCGCCAGATACGTTCTAGGCGCCAATCGTAAACTGTATCGTAAGTTGGTTTTGTGAAATCAAAATCAAACGGTAGCATTAGCCCATCACACTCTGATAAAGCCGCTGCAAAGCTTTCGGATCAGAACGATCAACAGTGACACGCTGTGAAACACCAATTTGATTGTTAACTATCACTTGCGCATTGCGATCGGACGGCTTTTCAACCCATCCTTTCAGTTCTCGCAATTCCTTAAGCATAGCAGCATAGGTCTTGCCGTCTTTTTCAACTTCCATCAAAGCTTCTAAATCGCGGATATGCTCAAGCCGCGATTTAGTCTTACAGAAAAACTCAATTCCAAACTCATCAATCAAATCGTCTCGCAATTGAATGAAATCTGCATTAGTTTCCAACAATGTCTTAACAAGCAAAATCTTGTTTTGATCACCGTTGCACATTTCAGTCAACGCAGCATCACCACACTGCTTACCTTTAATAGTTTCGCCAGCGTAAAATTCGCAAAATTCCTGCGTGATAAAACTCACGTCACGGCTAAAAACGTCTTTGACAACAACTTGAGTTCGCATAACCTTATGCCCACACTGATGCTGTTATGTATAATGTGGGCATTGCATTTAGTAAAGTTATGTGGAAAATTAATGCCCTGGTATGCAGTGCACAGTAGTTCCATTGGCGTTGGCTTGCAGTTGTGCTCCCCAGCGCATTATCTGATCCGGCGGGACTGCTTGCTGAAAATAACCAGTCGTTGTGCCCGGCCAGATTTCAATATCGGTAGCCCCAACATTGATCCCATAGTTTATTGTGCTGGTCCAATCTTCCAGCGCGGTATCGCTTTGTAGATTTATTGGTTTTCCAAGCTGCGTGAATAAGCCATACATCTGAGAGACCGTGCCATACTCCGGCATCGGCGTGCCGTTGAGGGTGCCGTTTCGAAGGGAGTGATTGGCCAGAATTGCCATTGAACCCTTAGCTAGCCGCCATGCTTGGAGTATCTGATTGGTTGTTGCCTGATCAATAACAGCAACTCCCGAGTCCAAGTGCTCAAAATTGTTGAACGCCCAATGCAGGGGCGTATTGACCCAGGCAGCGTAGGACGCCGGCGAGTTCTCCAGGCAGCTAAGATATTGCGCATCTGTGTAGCCCGCAGCTTGCATGTTCGTGATAGCAAGCGGGGTGCCCCGTATCACGAAAGGTTCGCCGGTCGCTGATGAGCAAGAGGTATTCGAAATCTCGTGTATCAGCGGGTTCGTGTCGTATATTGCTGCGAGCTGGTTTTGTAGGCTGGTCCAAGCCGCTTGATAGTCGGCCATCCAGAACCGGCCTACGTGAAACACCTCGTCTCCGTTTATGTAGTTGATCACAGATGGGCCGTCCAGCGTCTTTGCCCAGTCAGGCGCAAGCAGTGCCTGCTCGACATTGAGGCGCACGCCGAGAGGCGTCTGCGGATACTCGGCGTTGTATGCGGAGACTACGGCAAGCGCGCTGTCAATGGTCGATGTGTCTACCGTCGCCCCTTGTGTCGCCTGAAGCGCGCTCCAGGCTATATTGATGACGACGCCGTTGAAGACGCCGGGCTCATTCTCGATCGGCGTCATGTCGTTGTCGGGATAACCGTCAGGCAGCTCATCGACCGGCCCCATGGAGATTATCCCCACGAGGGGAGATTTAACAGCAGCAAGAACGGGCGATGAAACCAGCAGCGCCCCTACGATGATCAGAAGGGCTCTCACGGACTAGAACCCGACCAGATTGGATGCTGCAAAGGCTGTTGCTCCCATGTTGCCATTAAGCCCCGCTGCGATGTCGGCATGGCCCAGGTCCGTAGGATGGATGCCGTCCGACCAATGCGTCGCCCAGATCGACACGGCAGCCCCGGCAGCGGGCGCAGAGGTCAGGCCAGAGATGGTCAGCGTAGTCGACGTGTTGTCTGAGATGACCGCCGTCTGCCCGCTGGTGCTTCCCGAGGTGATCTGCACAACCCGGTTGCTCAGGGTGTGAGCAGCATACGACGCAGCGCCGATCGTCAGAGAGGTCGTCGTCGGCGTGCCAGTGAGAACCTGGCCAGTATAGAGCGCGGTGGTAGGCACCGGCAAGAAACCACCGTTGACGGTCGGAACACCAGCCGAGTTGACCTCTCCGGCTGCCTGAGCCTCGTCGAAGCCCTTGTAGATGCAAGTGCAGGACGCGCCACCGCTGGTGACAGGGACGCCAGCCAACACCTGGAAACCGTTGCGCATCCATGTGTTTACGAATACGCGGTAGCTCTCGTAGGTGCTGTTCGCGATGGACTCATTCGCGAGCGTCAGCATGTGGTCGGTTGTGGCAACGCGCGGAATAAGATTGGAAACGATCACCCGGCGGCCGGTCTCATGAGCAAGCTGAGCCACTTTGAGGATGCAGCTAGCGGTCTGCACGCCCGTGGATGTGCCTCCGTAGATGTCGTTGGTCCCGAGGGCGATCCACACATACTGCGCATACTGCATCAGGTTCCAACGGACATTGGACCCATATTGCCCATTCGAGAGCATCGAATTGCAGGTGGTCGAGGGTAGGCTTGCGTTGATATAGTCATTGTTGCCGCTGCCCGACATGGCCAGGCCGAACCAGCTATCGTAGAGCGCCGTCGTGCCCAAAGCCGTGCTGCCGGGAAGGATATTGTAACCAGCCCCGATGCTGTCGGCCAACAACATCGTGCTGAACCCACTGGCGGTCTGGCCGAGCAGATAGGGGCGGCTGATGAGGCCCGCATTAGGTCCGACTTCACCGAGTGCGCCGACGCCCCCGACCTGATAGGCATCGCCACCGCCGGCATACAGTGCATTGGTGCTGGCCGGGACGCCGCTGTTGTTTGCGCCCTCAACCGTGTCGTTAAGCGCATAGGTGTGGTAGGCCGACGATGGCGGCGTGGCGACGGTCGTAGGAATTGAACCGTTGTCGATAAACGTCAGGCCGGGAACTGACAGGGACCCAAGATAGGCTTCGCTGCCGCTGGTCAATCCCCTGTAGATTTTATAGGTCTGGTAGACCGGCTGACTGCCGACTGGCGCCACAAGGGTCAGAGTAACCGTCTGATTGCCAGAGGTTGTTGCTACGGATATCTCGTTTGATGGGCTGCTTTCAACACCGTTTGCGACCGCCGTCACTTCGTAATAGTAGGTCCCGACAAACAGCGATCCGCCGGAGGTTGCGGCTGCTGAAACGCTCGCAGGGTGACGCGTGACATAGGTCCCGAGGCGCACTGAAAAGGTGCTGCCGCTTGGAATAAAGATGCCCTGCGCTTCCGTCGTTACGCCCGATCCCTGCGTGCCGACCAACATTGAGGTCTGGCCGGCCAGCGTGAAGAAGTCGGGAGCAGTCAGCGCGGAAGATGCGCCGGAAGGGCTATATTCCGTCGAGCCATAGTAAAAAACTGGGTTGGGGAGGTTTACCTCTAACCCGCTGACGGCCGTCTGCGTCGGAAAGAAGAGTTTGAGTGACCAGATGTCGAAGGGCTCGTTATACGTGACACGAGTCGTCTCACCGTTGCCGCCTAGGATCGGTGTGAAGCCCTGCTCTGCGCCGATGAAGCTGTTCTGGCCGATAAAGCGATAGCCCGTCGTCGGGTAGATTTGTGATGCGGCGATTTTGGCATTGCTGTCGGTGGGGGCTACGCCGTTCGCAACGCCGATGGAAGATGCAGGCACGCCGGGCGCTGTAACCGCAGCGGGCACTGCAAAAGCAGAGGGCGCCGCAACGCAGAAGGATAGCGCCGCAATTAGTGATATAAGATGCTTGTTCATTACGGTAGGTTCCAAAAGTTACCACTAGTTCCAGTTCCGAGCGTTAGCTGAGTAGCAGCAAAGGGAAGTGTTTGCAGAGCAGCGCTGGCTACGACCGGAAAGGTCATGGTATTCCCGCTGCCAAAGGTGAGCGTAATATTGCCAGCTACCGTCACCACAAAAGCGATTGATCGCCCAGCAGTGAATGTGTTGCCCGGCGTTATGGCGATTGCGTTTGCGAAAGGCGCATTGTTGGGATCGGATACCGACCACGCACTGCCGCCCGGCGATCCCTGATTGGCAGTGACCGAGCCGATAGCATTCGATCCAGCGGGAAGCGCGGGCAGTGAACTGACGCCGACGTTACCAGAAATGGGCTGCGTCGATGGGAAGTTTGATACCGCAACAGAGCCGATAGCATTCGATCCAGCACCCAGGCTTACTGTGGAATTTGCGACTTCCGCTGCATACAAGGCTTTGAGCAAAGCTATCAACGTGGCGCTGCCCGAGCCGGTCCAAGCCGCGTCCGCTTTTGTGCCCATCGTCGTAATGGCGCCATCGGCATATGATCCGATAGCGGCCGTGACTGCACCGCCTCCACCGCCTCCACCGCCTCCACCGCTAGTGTTGCTAGCAATTTCCTGCAAATAGAAACACGCATTTGCATCATAAACCTGATCAATGATAATCATATTACCATTAACATCGATTACAGGAACACCAGATGAATTAACCAAAGCAATTTCAGCTTTAGTTCTTTTTATACCAGGGATTGAAACAGAACCGGAACCATCTTGAACAAGCAACTGGGCTTGAACAATAGTTTGCGAGCCGCTCATACAAAATTTCCTTACAGATACATACTGTTGCGAGGATCAGAAAAATTTAACGACGGATCAAAATAACCAGCCGGTAAAATTGGTAAAGGAACATTCATGATTGGCAACGCTATGTCAAAATTAAACTGCCTAGAGTCTAACAATGTAATTGACAAGCGAACACCATACGTTATGCCGGGTGTTCCATCTTCACATAAAAAACCGACAACTGTTGTAGGCGAGCCGCTCATACAAAATTTCCTTACAGATACATACTGTTGCGAGGATCAGAAAAATTTAACGACGGATCAAAATAACCAGCCGGTAAAATTGGTAAAGGAAGAAAATCGATTATGTCTAATGTTGTAAGACTATTATCTTCATATATAAGAGAAAATTCAAAAGCTGATATCTCGCCGTTGTTTTCAGCTAACCATGCTGTCAAATCAACCCAAAAATCACTTGTATCTAAAGGATGCTTAGGTGTCCAAGAATACGTCAAAGAACAACCGCAGCCAAAAGACTGCGGTTGAATTGTAACAGTTCTAGACGCAGTAGGCACAAGAGCCATATTAAATTCCGCCGCGCAACAGAACGATAACGATGATAATCACCAAAATCAAACCTAATCCACCGCCACCGTAATAATACATTACGTCACCTTTCCCAAACTTGTCACGTTACCAGATGCAATCGCACCACTAGCAACAGCCATTGAACCTGACGCTGAAACAGGTGTGCCAGAATTTGCAAGCTTGCTAAGTGTCTGATTAGCGATTGTCACAGCAACAGATGTCGGATTGATATTCAACGTTGCCATGGCAGCGGAAACAGGAATATTGTTTTTAAGCGTTGTCAAAGCAGAAATAGCTTCTGACTTAACGCTAGCTTCGGTCAATGAAACTTTACCGGCTGAAACATCAGCATGAATACCGTTGGCCGTCGCATCGATTGCAGTTTGCAAAATCTGCGTTGCAGCATTCTGCTGCTGAGTAGTCAAAACTTCCTTTTGAAAACCAAGGTGCGAAGCAACAAGGTTGTAACCTCGCACACCAAACGTTACAACAGTTGCAGCAATTGTGCCAGCCGATGCGACAATTACCGCCGTAGCAATATCAACAATAACGTTATCCATTATTAAAATTCCTTTTGATTGGTGCCCACAGTCTTAAGCAGAAGGAACAGTTGTCTTTGTCACTCCATTTCCAGGCGCAGACGTAAGCAAATATTCAGCAAGCGCTGCAACCGCGCCAATAGCAGTTGTAGCTTCCGGTCCATACTGATTAATTGCAGCATGTGCGGCGCTATCCAACTTAGCCGCTTCAACAATAACCGACTGCGAAGGATTTTTGGTTGACGCATAAGCATACATAGCAGCCTCGGCCACAGTAAGCGCCACAGTGGCATCGGTGACAGCCGTTGAAACCCCAGCGGTTGCGGTAGCCGCGTCACTTGAAACCGTCGCAGCACCGCTAGCACAGCCAGCAAGAGCCAAAAGACTAAACCCAACAATCAAAATTTTCATAATTATTACCCCTGATTAAAATTCGGCTCGGCATTTGCTTCGGTATGATCAACCGAAGGCTCATTCTTCTCACGTTCGCCAAAAGGCAATTCCGGCTCATCAGATGGCGGATTTAGCAAATGTGCGTTGTCGTCAATCATCTGTTGCGGCATTTCCGGCTGTTCCACTTCCGTTACCAGAATGGATACGCCTTTCCAAGCGTTGAATGCGAGAGACGAATGATGCGCTCCGGTGAAAGGCCCAGCTAGCACGGTCCTTTCACCGTTTTCTTCGATGCGCTCCACAATCACATAATGACCTTGCGGAAAAACTTGAACTGAAATCGTCATTGTCAATTTCCTTTATCTGCTGTTTCAGCAGAAGCGGTTTGCTCTGCTGCTTTAAGTTGCGTTTGTAGTTGGGTTATCGTGCGTGGATAATGTTGCACGTTCTGCAATCCGTGCTGATGTTGAGGCACGGCAGAATTTTGTGTCATGCTGATATTGCCAGTTGAAATTTAGCTGTGTTAGCAACAACATCAGCCGCACCAAGCGCGCTGTTGTATATCGACTTATGATAGTCTGCCAATCCTTGCGCATCGGTTGCATTCGGCAAAGGATCGGGCGAGCGATAATATTTGATGCGCGCCATGGCACACGCAAAGAAAGCGTTACCGTATAGGTTTTGCTCGTATGTCAAACTAGCGATAGAAAGACTTTCGATAGAAGCTCGCAAAACATAATTAGCAGGATAATCTAAAAAAGTGCTGAATTGATCCTCAAGTGTGAGAGGTTCCATCTGATCTAATCCGATCGCCGGACCATTCGGCACTTGATAGATGTATGTCAAATCGCTTTCTACTAGCGCTGTGCCAGTCAGCAAATTGATTGACGCTTGGTTGTTTAGAGATGCTTTAGCTTTGCCCAAGATTTGCAATGTGGGCACAACTACAAACTTTTTGTATTGTGATAATTGAACTAGGTCTGTCATTTATTGACCTGTGTATGGAATTGTGAATTCAAGAGGTTTGGATATACGCACCGAATTTGAAAACATACTTGTCAACCAATTGCAGTTATCAAATGCAACAGTTTGAATATACCATTGCCCTGACGGTAAATCTTGCGGTATCAAAATCGGAACAACAAAACGTTGTTCCCCTAAAGTAGGATAAACAAAATCAGGTGTTAGCAATGGAAAAACAACACGCTCTGATTTACCATTGATTATAATATGGCTGAGCAATACGTGTTGCGGATGCACGTCACAATATGTATTGCGAGTGCGATCGATAACCAATCCAAGATAAAATTTATTGATGCTGATTAAAGTTGGTTGAGTGTCGTTTATGACAGCGGGCGGTGCAAATAATGCGCGAACAATTTCACTGCCAAGACAACCAAGCGATATCCAAATGATCATCGCTATAAACCATTTGAACCATTCGTATTTTGTGCGAGCTACAAAGTTAATTGCCGCGTTCATTTTGAAAACACCCGTAGCATTTCATAAAGCAAACCCGCTCCAAATGCTAAAACACCAAATAGGACTTGTGCGGTTAGAGACGAAAGTATGTCTCTCATTGTGCGCTTAGTGTTGCTCTTTGAAGATTTACGTTCGGCTAATTCGGTATCCATAAATGCAATCGCATCTAGTAATTTTTGACGCAAAGGCCGCATCTCGTTTACGAAAGAGAAATTAGCTTGTGTCTGCTGTCGCTTGTCAAATGAGCTATCGTCAATTCCGATACCTTGAAAGCGATTTGTAATTTGTTCGTTTGTCGCTTCTTTGACTAGGTTTTTAATGTGCTCTTGCTCTGGTGTATCACCCATCGATGCGCAGCCCCTAGGCGTCAAAAGACGTAGCCCGCACCATGACGGAAAAGTGTTTGGATCACAAGCAAAAGCCCGCCATGCGGGGGCATGACGAGCTTCTGTCTGCTCAGGTTAGGGCACCAATCACAGAAACGTGCCGATGGAAAAGACCGGACCACGCAACCTGTGTCTAGGCTAGTCGGCTAGCTCGCGTCAATCTTTCAATAGCGAGCCGTCTAGAACACCTTCAACAGCTTTGTTGAAACCCGCTAGATATCCAGCTTGTTCAACCGGATCATCAACAGCAGCAAGTATAGCACCAACAACACCAGCCAAGCCGCCCAAAATTACCATAGGGGTATCATCTTTACGAAACCCTTGGAAAATATAATTACCAATTTCCTCGGCTCGCAAACCAGCAACAACTTCATCAGTAGTGTATTCAACCATCGCTATACATTCCTAATTTCAAATACCAAAACAAAACTGATCTAGCTTCAATCCAACCGTAGCATGTTGCAACATAATACCCTTTTTCTGATAATGCTACTTTCCAATCAATTTGGTTAGTGCCCACAATTCCTTCACGCTTCATATTCGTTTTGATGCGCTTCAGCTCGATAAATAAACCATGCCAGCTACGTGAGGCTACAGGCAGCATCAAGTCAGGAACACCCGACTTGACACCTTCTGCTTTCAACCGACCGGCTGTGATCTTGTCGCGCAACCCGCCGTTAGGTATGGCAAACAACAATTTCAAATCTGGATGTTCGCCATACAACGGAGCGATAGACATAAACAACGCCGTTTGATGCGCGTGTTCTGTATTCGGTTTAGCATACTCAGCCGGATCAATCTGCTTAGGCATTTATCCTGCTATCTCTTTAACCATCCATTGAAGCACTTTCATCAATCCGAAAAATGCCACAAGTCCGAGCAAGATACAAACGCCATAAAACAAAATAGCAATTTGTGGCGCCTCGTTTGCAGTTGTCACACCGCTAACTGTCGCCACACCGCTATCAGTCATCAACTGAGATTGCGGAATGCCTAAAATGTATTGCCAGACAAGCGGCTTAGCAAGATAGCTATACATAGCACCGACTACAGCAAAGGTCACAATAGGCGACCAAAACTTAGCACGCGCGGAATGCTCTGTTTCTCGCTCGTCATCAGTTGCCTGATGATGCCATTCCGACCACTCTTTTTTACCCTTCTCAATCTCAGCTAGATAATACTTTTCACTATCTGTCATAGAATTTCTCTAATGCGTTCTACAGTTTCCATTTTACTACGCGCAGGCTTTATATTGAAATACCGGCAAACTTCGCGCAATTGCACAAAATCATATTGGTGTATTGTTTGACGCAAAAGGTCGCGATATTGTTTATCTGCATCCGCCTTATCAGCGTCAATGTCAGCTTGTTCGGCGATCTCTTCGCGATCCTGTTTCACCACAGCTACCGTGCGCTGTGCCAGTGCGATCGATCGGGCGGCAGCGGGATCACCCTGACCGGGCCAGCGTCCGGCTGCGAGCCGGGCTAGGCGCCGTTTCGCCTCCCTCATCTCCCGGTTGGTAGGCTGGAAGCCATCAGCCGTCCTAGCCTGCCTCTGAGCCCGCTGCTGTGCGGCAGCCTTGGCGTAGGCATCGCTATCCTTCAAAAGCTCAACTGTGTTTTCAGCACGTCGAGCAACAACTTGCGCCAGCGGTGACGTTGAAGCATGCAAATTCTTCATTCTTACTTCACCTTATACTTTTGAGTGAACAAATATTCAACGCCATGCACTACGGCTTGCTCACGAGTTGAAAATAATACCCTTGGGGAAAGCTCATTCTGATACAAACCGCAAGTGATCACAACTCGCTCTTTTGCGATTTGATAAAACTCTTTAGCCTCATCCAACAAATCATCATACATCGTAGTCATTCCCGATAGCTGTATTAATCGAGCGTGCAACAGTATCGTCAGCCGCACGCATCAACAGCGTATAGCAAATGATGCAAGAGATGATGAAAACAATCAAACTACAATAAAGTAGGTAAATCACTTTTTTCTTCCCATTCGATTGCACATTCTGGCGACATGCTGCCAGCAAGCTCATACAATAGCTTAGAGTATGTCACAGCGTCAATATGTTTCACGTGAAACTTCTGCATATAAACTGCCGTGCAATAATTAATCCAATGCTGACGAAACTTGCTGCGCTGCTTCATTAGTTCAACGTGCTGTTTGCAGCCTCTTGCATTGCATCAAATTGTTCTTCGGTGATCAAACTAGTTCGCACTAAATCTACACCGCGCAAGCCGTTAGACGAAAGAAATTCCATAACCTGAATGCCTTGCAATGCCGTGGATACCGCCACCGATCGCAGCAGCAATTCAAATTCCTCTTTACCTTGCAAAGCGGCTAAGTATGACGCACCGCTCATAAACTCGGCTGCTGCTGGCGCATAAAGCTGCTCAGGAAGCTTGCGTGATGGAAGTGCATCAACAAAAGCCTTACAAAGAATATCGACAACCTCGACATTCTTTGGATCAAGCTTATTAATGTCTGTGGGCAATTGATATGGCTTACTCATAGCACATAATGCCAATCGCCATCATCATACACTTCCAATATATTGCGCATCTGCAAGTTAGAATAAACTTCAAACGCTTTGTTGTTCTGCGCCCGAATGCCCACAATTGCTAGATTGTAATCGGGTGCGGCAGTTTCGTAAACCGTGCCACCCGCACTAATACGATACTTAAAAGTCTGATATGCCATTAGTCAACATGCTCCTTCAACCGCTTGTTAAGCCAGCCGCGCAGCCGCTTAGCTTGCGCATGTGTCAACCACATTTCAACTTGTCGCTCGTCAGAAGTAACACATATTTGAACGTGTTGATAATCGTTACTTGTATCAACAGTCATCAAAGTGTCGTCTTGACTATCAGAAAAATACAATTTATCTGGTATTGTGCTTGCCATTACAACATGCTCCTTATCTCTTCCAAACATTGACGATGATAGGCGACGTTATCAAGCTCCGTCCAACTGCTATTGATCGCATCGAGATTGTCATAGAATGATGCGATCACGTCGTCAGATACCCAATGATTGTCAATTGGCATCCAGCAATAACCGTTCATCTTACAACCTCATTACCCAGTCGTCGGTATTATGATGCACTTCGATACCATAGCGAAGGCCAACAGTCACAAGCTTATATGTGGCTTCATCGTCATCACGATTGAGAATTTCAATCATCTTTTCCACATACTTGTAATCGCTATACAAGCAGCCGAATTCATTGTCCATTAACCAACTCCATTTGGTTGTGAAAGCCAGTATATTTCAACTGGCAATCATAATCAAATGGTTTCGACTTCAACTAGATACCTAGCATATCTCCAACCATCTTGACCGTCATCCCATTTAACATAACAGTCAGGATTGTATTTATCAGTGTTGTCAACCTCATCAACAACACCTGTATAGTCAGGATGCCAAAGACAAGAAATCTTGTCGCCAACCTTCGGAAAGCCATTCATCTAACCAACTCCCTACCGTTTCAATACAAGCATTCTATCAAGCGCAAAGAATTGCGTCAAATCACAACATGTATCAAGCAACACAACCGTAGATTTTATCCTGCAACCTGAGCGTGAACAGTGCGGTATACCCCGATCTAGTAGGCTTGCTAGTAGCTGTAAGTCTTTGTTCTATATATATATAGTATATATAGTATATATAGTATAGTAGTAGTAGAGATACCTGTTATATAAAACGTATATGTTTAATATAAAAAAATATTTGCTGCTTAAATTTGATGTATTCCAAATGTATTCCAAATGTTTAATACAACTGAATAAATACAACCAAGAGTAGGTAAAAAACGTAAAAATCGTCAAAACCATACTTTTCCTACTAACTCAATCTTTTCAATAACTTAACCCTACTACTTTCATACTTTTTCATACTTTATTCCATACTTTATTCGGCAGGCACCACAACCTAGAGTTGAGATATTATCGGCTCGAATATTTCCATATTTAATTTGACGCACTCAATACGGCTACCTTCAATGATATGACGTGTTATTTCACCATCGCGCAACATTGAATTATAAGCATCATCAAATGCGCGAGTCTCGCCTAATTTATGTCTTCTAAACACAGCTAGCACACGACAATAATTTTTGACCGCTGATATTTGTATAATTCCTGCATCAATTAATTCTTTTTTGATCATTGGATAACCTTTGAATTTCTCGTATCCGCCAACATACATGCGTGCTATTTGCTTGCGTATCTCGGACACCAGACGACTATCACCTTCGCCGGTTTCACCTTTGGCAACTTTGCCAGTTAATCTAGCCACGCCATTAGAAACAATCTTCCACGCGATATCGACGTGTTGCCTATCAATTGTGGGCATATAGGGATTACAGCCGATTGCTATTAGGCTGGCTATCTGTGCTGTGTGTTCTTTAGCGCGCGTCCATACGCCAGATGTTGGCAGATTGTTTGCTTGAGCCTTGACAACCTCACGCATACAGTAATTTTCAACCCAATTGAGTTTATCGCGTGCGGCGGGATTAGCCACTACATCTGTGATATCTTCGACCGATGTTTGATGATTGATCGTGAGAGAAATATTAAACGTGTGATCAAATAGAGTAATAAGCTTATCCATAAGGCTTTTAGTTGGTGTGCTGATAGGATTTGCATTTTTAGCTGGCATAGAACCTGTGTACTCAAAAACGGTAAAACGCGGCAGAAATCCGTAAGTAAGCAATGTGCTATTAAGATCATCATAAAACGCTTCTGGTGTGCCTGTCGCCAAGATTGTGAGACTTGCCATGTAAACATCAATCTCTGCCTGTGCTGTTGATGATCGCTTAGAGTATTTAGCGGCACGATAAACTCGTCCCGGTCCTGACTTTTCTGTCAGCTTCAATAGCTCGTCTCTGAGTTGTTGAATGTGTGGCGGAGGAAATGGTTGCGACATAAGTTTAATAGCATTGACAAACTCATCAGCATGCCAAAGTGTTGATGGTGAATTAGGAATGTGCTGTTGCAAACCTTGTGCTGAGCCGAAAGCATCAACAATCATTTTTTTAGTTGCTTCAACTCGCTTCTGTGCCTCAGCCCAATGCGGCGGCTTGATTTGCTCATAATGCTTTTGCAATGCGTTAATGAGATAATCATTCGATTGAAATCCGAATGATTTTCCCATTGATGTTTGAGCTAAAACCAACAGATACATATTTAAGCCGAGTGTGCCATGTCTGTAGGCACGCGAACAAAGCAGCGACATTAGCGACAATGCTGATGCAACTGCAACTTCTGCTAGCTGCGAACTAGCTGCATTCCAACAGTAGTTTACTATTTCACCAACAAGGCCAGGAATTTCAATTGGCGGGCGAGCAACTTCTAGCTCTAGATGTCTACCTGGATCATCGATGCCCACAGGTGCGGACGTGTAATGCTTACCGTTAAGTTTGGGTTGTTCCCATGAAGGCTTAATATCCTCGCTCAGCTTAAACGGCGTGAATGGGGATTTGTTAGCCCATGGATCGTAGTCATGCGCATTAAACCACGGCTTGTCATTGTCCATTATACAAGCCTAATTTAGTCAGCACTTCAATGCGCTTGTTATATTCTCTATCTAGTGCGTCAGGTGTAAGCGATTTTGGCGCGCGGTCAAATGAGCGATTAATCATGCCATGCACATACGCATCACGCTTAGCTTTGTCGCGCTGGCCTAGACCAGATGCGCGAAACAGCCGCGCAACTTGCTCACGATTTTTGCTATAGAATGTCAGCATATCAATTAGTGCGAAGTCCGCTTCTGACTGCGATTGATTGCCATAGTGCATTTGCCAGTCACCATGCCACAACGCACCAAATTTAATATTGTTGCGTGCAGACATAGCTTGTCTGACGATAACCGCATCATCTTGGCTTTGTGGCTCGCGTCCTAATTCCCAAATCTTTAGACTATCATCATTTTTTTCATCTTTTGATAATTCAGAATAGATCGCTTCAACTTCCGTTTGGCAGTTTTGGAGCGTGATGCGATTATATGATGACGGATCAACAAGATTACCCGTAATGGTAAAAAACCTTGCTGTATCATAAACTTCGATACCATTGCGACGTTTACCTGATCCGGGTAAGCTCGCAACACAGAGTATATGAACGCCCTGTCCGCTAGGGCTGTATTCTGCATATGAATGTGTATTCTGGTAATATGCTTGTGCAATTGTATTGGATGCAATCCTATCGAAGTCAATGCCGCATATTCCGGCAGTTTTAGTAAATACAAATCCAAGTCCGATATCAACTGTAACGCGCCTGACGGCTGTATCAAAGGTGCTCCAATCAAGGGGGTTGGTAACGGAAGCGTTTCGCCCATCGATTGATAAGATTGGCACTTTTGTTTGTTTTCCATCTCGCTCCTCATACTTCCAATTCACCCAATTTCTAAGTTGCTGCATCTCTCGCGGAACGTTAGCAAACATTATCACAATCCTAGTCAAGAATTGATCAAAGACTTTCCTGTTAGAAACTCATAAACAGCTTGAATTTTAGTGACCGATGGATGAGTTAACTTACCGGCTGCCAGTCTAGTCAAGAAAGTATAAGTAATCTCCACTGGCTGGCATCCATCAATTATCACCTCATAGGTGATTTTGCGTGATCGGTTATTAAGTAATTCTTGAGTATGCGATACCAAATCAACGCGCGTCATGTATGTGGCCTTTGCCTATATATGTGTCAGGGTCGCAAGGCATAAGCGCCGAGTGGTCAGGTGTCAATGCCGATAAAGTCGCTTGACACACCCATTTTCTAGGTCTAGCGTGACTGTGGGCACTAGACACAGGACACCAACTATAATGGTTCACATAGAAGAGCTATGGGCGGCATTTATCGCGTGCTGCGAAGAATTACACAAAATAGAAAACACAGCCCGCGATAGGATTATAGCTCGTGCCAACCTAAAGGCATTCTGTGACAAGCATAATTTGCCGATAGATTGGACACAGGCTGACGATGAAACCTGAAATTCCGTTGCGCCAATTGGTTTACAATTGGAAGCTAGCTGAAATGCGTTTGAAGCGCTGGAAGAAAGCAGAGAAAGAGCTACGTGAGCTTGTGTTTTCTCGCACATTCAAAGCACCTAAAGCAGGCACTAACACCCAACCGATTACCAACAGTGCTGACATTAAAGCGGTCATGCCGCAGTCAATTAAGGTGATCGATAAGAGCGAAGGT